GTTGTTATCATTAATAGTCAGACGCAATTTCCCGGTTGTAAGTAGAGAAAATATAATACCAGTATCAACACCATCATGTTTCTGCAGTAGGACCACATCAGCCGCAGGGGCTAAGCTTGAAAGAGTGTAGACTCCACAATGTGAGAAATTCCCCGTGCCCATATCAAGATCAGGATCATCTGCTATAACAATACCGTCATCACCCGCACCGGATAATGTAACAGAAGGAAGAATTGGAGCGAGTTCAACTATTGGGCCGTCAAGTTCGGCAATCCCGGCGGTGTCTTCAATGTCGAGATTGTTCATTGTCCCGCTTTCCTCTTCCGAAGGATCGCTCTGCTCTACATTGTCAACATATACTGTGTATTCTGTGGCATCTCTGGAGGGCAAATCAAAAGCGGTCGTTGAACCATCCCCGGTATTTACATATTCCCCGGTGTAAGTTTGAGACAAACCGAGAAAAAAAGAAAAGGCCTCGTAAGAACCTGAACGCGCCATATAGAAGGCATACAGAGTTGCAATATTGGCTTTGGTCAAGGCTTCATAATGCACGGTCACGTCTCGTTTAGGATATACCCATTTGCGCTTCCGTTTCTCCCGGCCGTTATCATCGAATTGAGATGTCAAGGTCTTCTGTCTGATCGTGACTTCTTCGGGATTGAATCTGCCTATCTCTGAGTTATCTGGATACTTCGCCATTATACAATTCCCTTGACGGCATTTATTAGAGGTCTATGTCCTTGAGAGGTCAGGGCCGTTACAATCGGATTGATTACCGCTCCCGGATTCCTTCGCATCAAGTCCTGAAATGATGCGGCATCAACAGCAGTAATGGCCACATTAACATTCATTTGCTGGGATTCCGTTTCTGAGGTTTTTACGCCCAAGTCGCCCCCGCTTGTGCGAGCCAATGGAAGTATAGCCTCCGCCCCGGCTTCCCCCATAAGCCCGGCGCCTCTGGCCATTGGGAATATTGTCGGTTGTGATACAATCCCGCCCCTTGCGAAGGGGAGTACATTCCCACCCTGAAAGATGTTGCCCTTTGCGCTGCCAAAGAAACCTCCGATAGAACCAAATAAAGGCTTAGTAATATTCTGATACACCATCATCCTCAAGAGATCGTTAATCATGGAATCGATCATGTCTTTGAATGATGATTCACCTGTTCGGGCAAATTTTACTATTGCATCGGCACTATCTCGACCCCATCCTTCGATTGCGGTTTTGAGTTCGCTGATATCGCTTTTTTCTTTCTCAACACTCTTACCGAGTATCCTCGCCTTCTCTGCCGCATACCATTCATCGAGTTTTGTTTTATCGTCTATATAGGTTGCGTATTCGTCATATAATGATCTCAATTGTTGTAGTTCGTAATCTTTTGACGTTAATGTTGCGCGTTTATGAGCTTCCTGAAATTTGGCCTGTTTCTCTGCATACTCTTTTTCATATTCTTCCAGTTCTGCAAATTTAGCGGCTTCGTCCTGTAGATAGAGTTCTCGTCTCAATTCGTATAATGCCTGTGCCTCTTGTTCTAATTGTTTCTTTTCTTCGGCTGCTTTTTTTGCTTCTGCATTTGCGGCTATCTCCGCTTCCTTTGCTTTGATCTGAGCATCTATTTTAGCCTGTTGTTGCTTTATTAGTTCTTCTGTATTTTTACGCCGCTGGTCTGCCTCGTCTTGATATCGTTTCAAAGAGGCTTCCATTCTGGATTTATCGGCTGCGTCTATTTCTTCTTTCTGTCTTTGGAGTGTATTTAATTGTGCCCGCGCTTCGGCAAGTTCGGCTTCCGATGTGTCCATGCCGAGTATTCTAAGACCTGCTGTCTCGTGAGACCCGGCTTTCTTTAATTGATCGGATAGACGCGCAACTCTTTCCTCTGCTTCTCTGATCTGTTGCGTTAAGGATTTCCCAAAGATTGCCTCCCCCACTGCTCCGAGACCAACCCACGCGGCCATCAACAGCCCTGATTCTTCTTTCGCGAATTTCATTACTGCAAGGGTTTCATTGAGCCACGGGATGATATTGAGCGCCAGGCTGCGCCCTGTGCCTTGGGCGGATTTGATTAAGATATCCAACTGGTCATTGAGATAGGCTGCCTGTAGTGCTGTTTCTGTGCCTATTACCAGCCCCATCTCTTTTGCTTTTTTCTGGAGGTCTTCTATCCCTGCGCTTCCCATGTTCAGCATCGGGATTAGTTCAGCCCCGGCCCGTCCAAAGATACGCATAGCGGCGGCGGTTTTATCCGCGCCGTCTTCCATTTTGGAAAACTTATCGGCGATATCCTTCATTACGTCTTCGGAATTGCGAAGGGTGCCATCTGCTTTGTCAACACTGATATTCAGTAGCTCAAAGGTTTCTTTTGATACTCCTACGCCCCGCTTCATATCGTCCATGTTCATCGAGAGGCGCTGTATGCCTTTTGCTACTGTTTCAAGGGAGGTCCCGGCTTGAGATGCTACAAGGGTCATGCCGGATAGAAATTCGGATGTCGTGCCTGTCTGCTGGGCAAGCTTACCCATTTTATCGGCTACGTCGATCTGTTGTTTTACAAAGGCCACCATCGCGACGGCGGCACCTGCGACGGCATAACCGCCAAATCTATTAACAGCCTGAGCGGTTTCGGTGAATTTCTTTTTCACCGCATCCATGGCTTTTGACATCCCGCTTGCGTTTTCTTGCACTGCCTTCTTGGCTTTGCCCATGTCGGACTTAAAGCCCGCCCAGCCAGCACTCATTTCAGCTCTTACTGAGCCAACAGGATTAGCCATGCTTCTTTCTCCTTCTGAGTGCCTTTTTCAAATCGGCCTCCATATTCGGATTAGCTGCCTTTGGTTTGCTGGTCATCTCGTTTAGCTTCGGCATCTTTTTTGCCCTCGTCAATGCGGCTATCATCCAGGCCTGAGTGTTCCTGCCGTCGGTTAACGCGGTAATGGCTTTACGGGTCAAATATGGAGTAAGCTCCCAAAATTCAACAGGACTTATCCCCGCCTGAACAGCCGCGCAATATGCCTGCATAACCCAGCCACCGCGAGGAGACTTTTTTTTTCTGTCTCTTTTGGGATGGCCTCATTCCCGAAGTAAGCTTTTTTTACCGCTTCATCTACTGCCCGGATAAATGGGACCATCGGAGGGGATGCTTCTATGATCCTCTCCGGGGTCCATTCAGGTTTATCAATTCCGATAGCGGCCACCCGCGCTAAAATTTCATAGTTGAAAAGATTCGGAGAGTCCCCGAACTCCTCTTCAACTTGCGCAAGCTGGCGCCAGGTAAACTTCATGCTTACCTTTTTACCATTGATTTCTACTACCTTCACTCTGCCACCGTTCCCCTGATTGTTATGGAGCCGGTCGCGTCGCTGTCCACATCGCCGGAAATAGAGTAATCGAGGATATACCCATCTTTCAGTGTGATTGATTCTGCATCGGAAAAGGTAATCTTAAAATCGAGGTCTTCGGAATCATCCTCGTATGCCGCCTTGACTGCGATCAATCCTGTGTCCGCATTGTCCCAGAGTAGATTAAATGTCATGGGTCCGCCGTCACGAATGCCGCGCTTCCAGACTCTTTCCGTGTCAGCAAGTGTAGTCCTGTCACGCTCCGATGCTGTCGGATTCGTCGAGAAATTGGTAATCGTTCCGACCGTCGCGAAATCAGCAGGGGTCATAGTGGCCATGTCTGTATTGTCGGTGATTGTCAGCGCGCTTGCATCGAGATCGATAGCAAAGGTGTCGTCTGTGACATATTTCACCACATAAGTATTAGTGTTGATAGATGCCGCATCATCACCCGCAAAACTGGCAGCAGTCACCAGATCACCGTTAACCAGCCCATGATCCTCAGAAGTCAATATCATAGGATTCGTAAGGGAAATATCGGATATGGTTACCGCTTCACCTGTTGATCCTGTGCCGATTTCTAAAGTTGTTCCTGTTGCATCAAGTATCGCCATTGTTTTATTCCTCCTTGTTTATTCGGTGTATCTCACCGAGTAATCTTGTATTATACGGTGAGTTTTCACCGCGTCTTCATATCCGTCAATCTCCGCCATTGAAAGACAGGAGAATGTAACGCCGCCGCTTGTGTATTCCTTTCCATCCAATGCCACCCTGATAAGATTTGCCAGCGCCTTTGCCGCCGAGTATGTCTCAGCCCATGCCTCGATCTGAAACCGTGGCCTCGCTGCACCGCTGGGGCCGCTTAAATGATGAACCCGGCTACCTGTTACTCTCTGTAGAACAATCAGCGGATAGGTGGGCTTCTGAGGGATATAATTGTAATAACAACGAGTCGTAACAGCCTTGACGCCATCGTCAGCAATTATAATCGCTCTTAACGCCGATTCTATAATCATCGCATTAGTCCTGCCCTCTGCCGTTTTGTTAATGTGCCTTTAGTCGCCTTGGCAGCCAGTCTTTTTGCCGCCTTTTCCAGTTCCTTTTTCATCTCGTCCGAGAATATCTTTATAACTCCAATTTTCGTTGATTCCCACGCCTGCCTCAGATAGGGTTTCGCCGGGACTCGTCCCGTTTCCTGTACTACCCTCACCACGTCGCCTATCGGGGCCGTTGTCGGTGTCTTGTGTTTTCTTTCTACAGTTCCCCATTCAACAAGATGCGCGTGAGGGGCCGAGCTTCCCACGTACATGACAATCTCATCTTTTCCCACCCGGCGTCCGTCCTTCTTCTGGCTACGCTTCAATGCCGATGTAATTTCAACACTGTCTCTTAGATGCTTCGACTTTGCATACTGCTTAGGCTTCGGTGCCCAGGGTAAAGCGGATTTATACAGTTCGGCGGTGGGCTTGAGTGCCCTCTTGGCTGCGTTTCTCACTATGGATTTCTGCATAGCGATAGTAGGCAGTTCGTCAAGCGCGTCCATCAACTCTTTCATGCCGAACAACTCAAATCGAAAAGCATCCTTTGTGGTACTCATTCGCCCCTCGCACTTACTATCAATTCAATACCCTCACGCCTGCCAAGCTCGATAGCCGCGTGAATCTCATATTCTGTGCCATCTATATCAGTGAGCATATCCAACGGCCCCACATCATCCCTGTATCTGATACGATATTTACAGGCCACCTTCGCGATAGTCTGTAGCGATTGCCATTTCTCGTCACCCTTTAATTCCCTCCGCTCTGCCCAGACTGTTGCCGGCAACGTTACAGGTTTAACCTTGTTTGCCGCGTTTAATACGGTTTCCGCCGCCGCCGTGAAGGTGTCGTATTTCGCGCAACCAGTGTAGAAGTGGTTAGTCTCTGTAGCTGTAATCTGATAGAGCGTCCCGATAGTCAGGGTTCCCTTGGCAATTTCAGTTCCCACTTTTACAAGATCAATCCAGGTTATGATTTCTTCGCCGAAGGAATCCGTTGTAACCGATTTCTCTTTGAGCGTGATTCTGCGATCCATCAGGCCTGCTCTCATCAATCAAACTCCGTCCATATCTTGTAGCTTGCAAGTAACGAATCAACAGCGCCATTAATTTTATTAACAGCCACGCCTATAACAACTTGTCCGCGATGTTCATAAAGGTCTGTCAGCTTCAATAGCATTGCCTGTCTAATCGTTTCAGGCACATCGTCTGCATCGTCTCCATAACCGCAATCAAACTCGATTTTGATAGGCTTGTCGCTGTAGAGTGTTCCAGATGGCCATGTTTCGCCAGGTTGTAATATGATTCTTCCCGGTTCTGAGACTATATCTGTATCAACAGTCGAAAGGGTGTTGTCATAATCATCATCATCTTCCAGCCGATAGGTTACGGTTGCGGACTGTAACGGAGGGTAAGGGATTATGATTTCATCCCCGCGTGGCCATCCATCGAGATAATACTCTTTAGTTTGGGTAATGAGTGCCCGGCCTATTTCCTGTTCTGTCTGTATCCTGGCAACTGCAATTAACCTGGTCAACAGAGTATCTTCTGTTGTATATGCCGCAGCTTCGGCAGCCGTAGCGGCCAGCCGTAAATGTATCTTTGCCTCTGCAAGGCTTATCGGTTCCGTTGCCGGGCCTGTTTCCGTTATCAGTCTCATATCCTACCTCGTTTTTCCCTCTGGGGAGGGGTCGGGTGAGAGCCTACAATCTCTCCCACCCGACAGGGAGTGGAATCGTTATTCATCAACCTCTTGCCACATAAAGTGGAAGATGAACGCCGCCGTATTTGCCGCCGCGCTATACACAGCAACAAAATAACCGGGCTGAATGATTAGGGACCCGTTAAGGTCCACAATGTGAGGTGCCATAACCGAGCCCGCAGTGGTCGCTTCTGTCCATGCAGATGCAATGATCTGCTCCAGAACCGGAGTTCCAGTCAATGTACAGCCGTTATCAACAATCGCCGCAGACGTGTTGGTGCTTCCCTTTAGCCTGTTTCTCGGCACGATTGCTGCTGCGGCGTCTCCAGCATCAGCCCCGGTCATCAATCCGAGGGCCGTTGCTGTCGGAGTTGCCACTGTGGTGGCATAGCCGAATTCAAGCATGATCAGATTTTTACCCGATCCGCTCGGATTTTCTACAACAAGCCCCGTGTATGTCGTTGCAAAGGCGGCAGTCAGAGCAACCGCAGCCTGATTTGCGGCAACAAACACATTGCCTTCAAGTACCGCCTCTGCGTATTTCCCATATCCCGCTTTAGTGATAAGCCTTCCGCTGGAATCTACCAGCACAGGTTTTCCTACTCCTGCTTCTGTTTTTCCGTACATGATTAAATCCTCCTATGTGTTAAACATGTTCTGCGACATAAATGTCGCGCAAATCCTCTGCCCATCCGCCGTTGTGATAAACGTATTTCCGTCCAGTATCAACGGCATGAAAGGTAGAGCCTTCACGGACATCAGTAATCGTAACCTGATCTCCGTCCTGTCCGTTCCATCGCTGTATCGTCGTTTCAAGCATTGCGGTCATGAGTCACCCCCTTATGCTGCGGTCACATAGGCACCGGGTTCGAGCGGGATATACCACAGCGACCACTTGATAGCCCCTGTCGTGCTGGCGTCGCAATCAAGATCAAGGGTTCCCTCTTGCAACACTACGCCCTTGTACTGCATCATCTGTACAGATCCTTTATGCGCGACAAGCATGGCGTCCGCCGGTGTTCCGGTAATTGACAGCATATCACCGATATCGCATGTGTCGATATCAACAGTACCGCAAATGTCCGTATCTCCTGCCGTCGCTACAGTCGGATAATGGGTCAGCTTGGTATTGTCAGCCGCACCAATGGCAGTAGTGACCTCTCCGAGTATTCCTGTCATCAGAACAACACCGCCCGCTATGGTAAAAAGGCTACCGTTGGTACTCTGGGGAAGCGTCGCGGTGGCCCTGGTTACCCGGAGACCCAAGATCATAGCTTCCATCATGTTTCTTGTTGATTGATTGAAATTAGGCATTTGTTTTGTCCTCCTTAAATTTCCAACCAGGGCGATCCGAAGACCGCCCCGGTTTTAGTTAATTACACAACCGCCATATTGGTCGTACCCTTGTCGGCATAACGGGCACCGGACAGGATCGCAATGGCCGATCCAACCGAAGCCGCCGCAGGGTCAGCGATACACATACGGAAACCGATGTCGCCCGGCACCAGCTCTTCGGCATCCAGTTCGATCACGTACATCGACGGGACACCGCCTGCTACAGGAATGAGCCCTGCCGCTGCTGTGGTGGTCCAGGTAAGATCACCATGAACGTCGCCATTTGCCAAAATCTGCGATGTCTCATAGCGGTAATATCGGAAGTTGATTTCAGTAGGCGTGGTCGGCGTAGTGTCGTCACATGATTCAATGGTGACCACCCCGGCTGCTCTCGGATCAACGCCAATGCTGTAAATAATGGTGGCATGCGCCCAATTATTCATCAGCACAATAACCGGACTGTCTGCACCGGCCAAATCGTCGATATCTATTGGATAGTACAGGGTTACAATCGCCCCATCTTCCACGATGTTAAATCCTTTTCCAGACATGTTAAGTCCTCCTTCTATTTTTGGTTAGGAGGGGTTGCCCCCTCCGGTTAATTAATAGTTAACCTCATCTTGCGGCAAGGGCCACAAAGTGCGACTGGGTCGCGCCCGCTCCACCCTTATAAGGCGTCAGGGCCGATGCCCTAACCGGCTGTCCGTCGATTCTCAGAATAAATCTGAATACCTGCTGATCCGTGAGAAATTCCACATGGATCGACACGTCTGCCTGCACTCCGCCTTTCTGCGCCAGTATGTAGCCGTTAAGGTCTGCCAGTATGATGTCACCGACATCGCCAAGCGCCGAAGCCTGCTCTATCGGAATGACAGGCCTACCCAGA